GGAATTCAGCGTCTAATCAGTGACTTTACTGAGCCTAAAATGGATTGGCGTCAACTTCTTCGTATGAATATTCAAAGTATTCTTAAAAATAATTTTAGCTTCGTGCGGCCTAACCGTAAAAGTCAACATTCTGGTGCTATTCTTCCTGGATTACTAAATGAAGAAACTATTGACATTTGTGTCTCAATCGACATGAGTGGTAGTATCACTGATAAACAGGCTAAAGATATGATCAGCGAAGTTAAAGGAATTATGGACGAATATCAAGATTTTAATCTTCGTCTATGGACTTTTGATACTAAAGTTTACGATGTTGCTGTATTTAATGCATACAATTCGGACGAAATCGTTTCGTATACTCCTAAAGGTGGCGGCGGAACTTTATTTGAGTGCAATTGGGAGTTTATGAAAGAACAAGGAATCGAACCAAAGAAATTTGTTATGTTTACAGATGGATATCCTGGGTGCGGTTGGGGCGATGAAGATTACTGTGATACACTGTTTATTATTCATGGTAATAATAAAATTATTGCACCTTTCGGACAAACTGCATATTACGAAATGTGATGCCATTAGCAAAGGGTACTGTAAATCCTCTAAATATTTTAGGACAACGAAAGTTGTCCTATTCTCCTCCTCATTTTGCATCTGTAAATTTAAACGACATCGCCTTGATCGAAAAATTTGACCACTGGATCTATTCTAACTTAAATAATAGGTACTGTGTTAGAACTAAATTAATTTTAGATCAAAACAGGAAAATAAAAGGTGTTTGCGAAGTTAGCTTTGAAGATCCTAAAGAGCTTTCGATGTTTATCTTAGCATGCCCTTATTTGCATAAAACCTAGGAGAAATTATTGCAATGAGTACAGATACAAATGTTGATTCGGGGGCGTATGTAGCTTCCCCTCCCGCAGCTGAAGCACCTCAGTTAAATCTTGTAGATTTACAAAATTTGAGATCCATCGTCGATGTTGCTGCTCGACGAGGAGCTTTTGGAGCTGCCGAAATGGCATCGGTAGGAGCAGTTTTTACAAAGTTAGATAACTTTTTAAATGCTAATCTACCTGCTGACCAATCACAGACCCCAGCAGCACAATAAGGAGATTGTATGAAACATGTTGGTAAAATGAAGAATAACTCGGCTAGACTGGCTGTTCTGTTTAGAACAGTTCCAGGCGAGCCACACAACGCATTAGTTGTTGGGACACAGGGATTAAGTGATAGCTATCATGACACTCTTATGTCTTTAATCGAATCAGAACAAGCCCAACAGGCAAATGAGCTTGCTGATATCTTGGCAGTTCGTAGATTCCCTGATGGTAATGTTATGTTAGATTTTCTTCACAGAAATAATCATATCAAGAAAATACCAACCAACATGGTTCTTATGACTCCTGATAGCCAAACCCAAATACCATTAAATGAACTAAACGAACTAATTGCTAAACAGAAAGGTGTAAGCCTGGAAGAGTTAGCAGTTAATGATGGTAGTAAAAAGACTAAAAATACAAGTAAAGTGGAAATAGAAGTACCTAAAGAATCGTCCGAAGAAACTTCTAAACAAACTTTCGAATTGACTCCTGCTGAGATGCGTAGTCGTGCAGATGCTTTATACAAAGAAGCTTCGAGATTACGCAAGGACGCCGATGCTTTAGATCCTCCTAAAGCAAAGAAAAAATCTCCAAAAGTCGAAGTTGAATGATAATTGGGTTAGTAGCTGTAGAAAAAGGTCACGGCATCGGATTTCAAGGTCAGATGCCGTGGCCTAGATTAAAAGAAGATTTGGAATGGTTTAAAGACCGAACAACAGATCATATTGTATTAATGGGGTCAACTACTTGGAAAAGTATTGGGAAGATTCTTGATAATAGAATAAACATAGTAATAAGTTCGCAATTTTATCCAGATGCAAATTTAACTTTTTCAGATCCGTTTAATGCTATAGAAGAATTAAAAGAAAGATTTAAAAACAAAGATATTTGTATAATTGGTGGTCAACAAATATATGATACTTTGAAAGAAGTTGTTGAATGTTGGTATATTACCGAAATAGATGCTGCTTATGTATGTGATAAATTTTTTAATTTGGAATTTGTAAAAGAAAATTACAGAGAAGTAACAGAAATTTCACAGGTCGAATCTACGGAACATACCCCTTCTTACACTATTAAAGAATATAAAAAATGAAACAATATTTAGATTTGCTTAGAGACGTTCTTGAAAATGGAGAATCTCGAAAAGATCGTACCAATGTTGGAACTTTGAGTAAATTTGGAGAACAACTGAAATTTGATTTATCAGAAGGCTTTCCTGCAATAACTACAAAAAAACTTGCATGGAAAGCAGTAGTCAGCGAATTACTCTGGTTTATTGAAGGATCGGGCGACGAATTAAGATTAAGAGAAATCCTTCATGGTGATAGAGATAGCTTAGAAACAACTATTTGGACTGACAACGCTAATGCAAAATATTGGGTCGATAAAAAATTAAAAAGGCATCTAGGGGATCTCGGTAGAATCTATGGAGTTCAATGGCGCAAATGGCGTAAACCATTAATTAGAATTAACAAAGTAATTCTTCAAAACCATGATCAATTACTTGATTTGATTAAAGGAATTAAAGAAGATCCATATAGCCGAAGGCATATTGTAACTGCATGGAATCCAGGAGAACTAGAGTTAATGGCTCTACCTCCGTGTCATGTAATGAGCCAATTTTATGTTAGTAACGGAAAATTAAGTTGTCATATGTATCAACGATCGGCTGATTTATTTTTAGGAGTTCCTTTCAATATTGCTAGTTATGCATTATTCACACATATGATTGCACAGGTCTGCAAATTAGATGTGGGTGATTTGATTATATCTTTCGGCGACGTGCATATCTATGAGAATCATATCGATCAAGTAAAAGAACAGTTAACTAGAAAACCATATCCATTACCTAAATTACTTTTAAATCCGGATATTGATGTCATTACAGATTTTGGAATGGAAGATATTTCGTTGATAGAATATCAATCTCATCCAACGATTAAAGCAAAAATGTCAGTTTAACGGCCGATAGCAAACCAATTTATATACAATCCATTGGTAGAATTCCCGCCTCCCATAAATTGCAAATATACACCTAAGGTTGTTTTAGTCATTGAAAAAACCTGTGCGGCTTGATCAGCTGCATCATCTGCATACGGTAATAAGATAGTTGCTTGAGCATTCAAACAAGCATTTGCAAATCCATTTGTTAATCCGCTACTTGCAAAATTTACAGTAATAGCTCCTTCTCTTCCGGTATAAGGACCAGCTTTGCCCCAAACCATTGTCAGCCCTCCTGGAAATATTTGATATCCGTTTACAGTAAGACTTTGATTTATTCCTTGAAAAGTTGATGTTGTTAGCCCGCCGAGAGAATTTGCAGTTACTGTTACCGGTACTGATCCATTATAGGTTGTTCCGTCGACAAATGTAAGTGAATTACGTACTGAACTGGCGGCTCCTATAAAATTACTTGCAAAAATCTGACCTGAATTATCTCTAGCGACAACAGTATTTGCTGTGGAACTTGTAGTAGCATATTCGACAGTTGTACCGTTAACATATAGACTATTTGCACTAGTCGCTGTTCCGGTCAATAAATTTGCCGAAATATTACCATTAGAGTCTCTAACAACGATACTGTTTGCAACTGTGCTAGTAGTTGCAATATTATAGGATCCCGAATCAGTTAATAAAGAATCGGCTTGTAATGAATGTGCTGCTGTTCCGTAAAACTTTCCTCCACTAGATAATGATGAGGTAGTTCTGCCAAGAGAATCAGCTCCTGCTAATGTTATTCCTGATGATATAACTTTAAAAGATCCATAATTTGGATCGGTTGAATTAACTGTAAATTGTGCATCAGCCGAATTAACATAAATCGTAGAACTATTGACGATTGTTTTTGATACTAGATGCCCTACGTTTGAAGAATCTTTTATAGTTGAAAAAATAGCTGAACTTCCGGATCCGGAAGATCCTATTCCTCCTAAAGATGATAATGAAATAAAAACATTATTAGACTTAATCGATAATTGATTTGTTACGGGATTTAACCAAAAATCACCATTTTGTAAATTGCCCGGAGTACTTGTAGCAGTCGATATAACTGCTAATTGTTTAAAATTTGATCCATCGTATACCTTTAAATTAACATTGCTAGAATCAAACCAAAGTTGTCCTTGTAAAGGATTAGTAGGTGGTGTTTTATTAGAAAAATTTTCTAATAGGAATAAAAGATTATTATCAATAATACCACCATAACCGGCATAATTTTTTCCTACAAATGTTAAAGATGTAGACTGGTCTATTGATCCATCTGCAACAGTGACTAAAGTATTTCCGTTAGATTTTTTTAATATGTATGGCATTGATTTTCCTGTTTCTGTTATTTAAAATATTTTATTAAAATCCTATAGCAAACCAATAACCACTTTGCTTAGTTCCGTTCGAATCAAAGCCCACGGTCATTCCTGTTGTTGATAAATTTGAAATATACCCCGAACCTGATGCGCCCGCTCCCGGTGCTGATGCCCTTTCTGTGCTACAAAATGCAGACATCGCATGATTCGCAAATGGTTTTGGAAAAGTCACTGATCCAAAAGCAACACCGGTAGAACCCGATCCAACTTGTGAATAACCCCAATTCATTATCATACCATTCGGCAGTTGAGTCCATCCACTAGTTCCTAAAGATCCATTATTAAAAGATTGACTAAATGATGATAAAGATCCTATAGCTGTTGAGATTGAGCTATCTACATAAGATTTAACCGCATGTTGCGTAGGCAATCTAGTAGTGGCATTAGCAGTTAATGTTCCGTCATTATCGAATAAAGTAATATTATTAGAATTTGCGTCTGTTAAATAAGTTGTAAATTGAATTGATCCTGCAGTTAAATTCGTTCCGAATAAATTTTGCGAATATACATTATTCCATCTTAATCCAGAAGTACCAAGATTAATAGAATTTGTTGTTGTAGGGTTTAAACTAGTATCTATCTTCCATGCTCCGCTAATAAGTCCATTTGTACCACTTAATAAATTTGAACTAATACCGGAAACAGAAATATTACCACTATTATCTCTCTGTACAAGAGTGTCTGGAGTCGAAAGAACTGCAGCCGACACGCTACCAACTCCATCGCCTAATAAACTATTAGAAATCAATGACGCTTGAGCCGTTCCGTTAATTATAGTATCGTTTGTTGTTCCGTAATTCTTAAGATTTATTCCTTTTTGCAAGGTTGTAAATCCATTAATAGGATTTCCAGAATTAATAGTAAATGTTGTATTGCTAATTACTGCAATTAATTCTCCATTAACATATTGTTCTATAACAGGATGCAATACATTATTTTGATCTAATACGGTCGTAGATACCGAACGTGTAGTGCCGTATCCTGGGATCCCGTCAGGTCCTATAACAGTAAATCCGCTTCCGTTATTAATAGAAAGTTGCTGATTTACTACATCATAATATAAATTTCCTAATATACTTGAATAAGAGCTGTTAGTCGATAATACCGCTAATGGTTGCCAATTCGAGGTATAAACTTTTAGTACATTATTCGATTTATCAAACCAAAGTTGCCCTGTTAATTGATTAACAGGGGCTGATGTATTTGCAAAATTTTCTAACAAATGAACATAATTTTCATTCTGTAATTGTCCAAAATTGTATAAATTTTTTCCTGGCAAAGATAACGTGGTGGTAACATCATAACTACCGTCTGCAATAGTTGTTAATATCGTTCCATCACTTTTTCTTATTGTATATGGCATTATTCATTCCTTAAGGTAAAGCAATTGATCCTTGGTATACCCATGTTCTACTGTATACTTCAAATAACATCGCAGTGTACGTTACTTGAACAGGAGCCGAAAAAGGATATGTTTGAACTCCTACATTAGTCAACGCATTTACAGCACTTTGTACTCCATTTTGATCTACTAATTCATAACTAGGAGTTACAGTAGTAGGCAATGGAGGAACATAAAAACTCGATGAGGAACAAAGAACTCTCATCAATGTTCCATCTATGAGATCATATGTTGGATCTGCGTTAACAGGCGGAGATAATACATTTAAATATGCAGCAATAGTTGTAGTAGGAGTCGGCATATTTGTAATATCTATAGTGAGGACAAAACCTTTTGTGCCAACAAGATGTACTTTATCATCTACATATTTTTTATTAGCTGCATCGAAAGAACTAGTACATGTATTAACATTAATAATTTTAGCATTATTGACATTGACTACACCTGTTCCTGCAGGTACTAAATTCATATCGATATTAGCTCCTACTCCGGGAGATACTATCGAAATCGTTCCAGTGGTAATACTTATATTAGTAACTGTAAGATAATTTAATACACCTAATCTGTTTATCCCTAATGCTGAATTAACTCCTAGACCTAAACTAGAATTAGTGAGAACAGAATTTCCTGCAATTTGATAAGAACTTGCAGTATTGACAAGATTAAAATTATCATCTACCTGCCAAGATCCTAAAGAATTACTCCAGTTTAAATTATGAGATCTAGTACCCATTAATGTAATTCCGCCACCATCGGCATTACTATCCGAAGGAGATAGACTATAAGCTAATTGGATATTTTTATCTGTAATTTGTAAATTATTTGTTTGAATAGTAGCCGTTGACCCTGTTAAAATTAAATTTCCATTAATAGATACCGGACCAGTAACCGAAAGCGTGCCGGTCATTGTTAAATCAGAAGCTACATTGACTATTCTTGTTCCTGCAGTCGATCCAGGAAAAAATGTTAAAGAAGGTTTGCCAAATGATGAATCATTACCATTCAATCTTATTGCTGTAAAATATCCCGGAGCCACACTACTATTTGCTCTTATATCAAAGAATTTATTCGAATCATTACTGTTTAAATAATTAGCGGTGCTACTAGAAATAATAGAGACATTATTGCTAGCTCCTACATATAATCCGTTGTCATTTAAAATGTTAAATCTTTGATTGGTATATTGAGTTACCGTAGAATTAATTTTTAAATAATTTGCGTTTAAAATATTCGTAACTGTGGTCACGCTATCGGCATTAGTAGCATCACCAACGAATTTAAGACCTGGAACAGATGGATTTAAATTTATACCCGGGGATACCGATGTCATTCCATTAAACGGTGAAGCAAAAGTAAAGGAAGCAGTAGTTGCTATCGCAATCAATGTTCCATTATTATACAAACTAGCAACAGTATTTGTATTACTTAGACTGTCAGTAATAATGTCTGTTTGCCAAACATTAGATGCTGATGAAGCTGTTGAAATTACTTGTGGTCCGGCCAATATCCAATTTCTTCCATCTTCGGTAAAATATAAAGAATGGTTCGCAGTATTAATCCACAGATCACCTGCATTTGCTAGTGTTGGAGTGGTAGGATATAACTGAGCTCCGGAAACTGATTTGAAAACATTATCTAAAGTATAAACATATAATTTTCCATCGACTTTGTTATACCATAATTGCCCGACTACCGGGGATCTAGGTTGTATTCCATCGGTTGCAAAATTCTCTAATAAAGCAACAAGGTTATTGTTATAATATTGACCATAAGCATTTACATTTTTTCCAATAAGCGCTAGACTAGTCGCAATCTGATCGACTGTTCCGTCTGGAATGGTTAATAATACTGTACCGTCTGAATTTTTAATTGTATATGCCATGTCCTTAAGTCTTTATAATATATGTTGTTGATGTAGAATTATAAGTTAATGATCCATTTGCAACCGGCATTCCTACAATGCTCGGAACATTAAAATAATCTATCGCTGCATTTCCGTAATTTATTCCTATAACAGAATATAATGAAGGATAATCATATCTATAATAAGATGATCCATCACACAATAACCAACCACTAGGTGGAGGAATGGTTGTTGAAGGCCAACTTACTATCATTCCCGTCTGTGGTGTAGGAACATCTGCTAGAAAGTTTGTTTTAGATATACTCAACGCATTGCCGTTATCTGATATTACTAAAACCGCTTCACCTGATGCAGAAGTTTCTGCAGGTAAAGATGTTATAGTATTAGAATTAAAAGAATTAACAGCATTCCAATTTAATCCATCAAATACTGATAGTGTTAGAGTAGAGTTATTAAACCATAATTGACCAGCTGTTGCATTGGCAGGAGGTGAAGAATAAGAAAAATTTTCTAATAAATGAAGGAAGTTTGCAGCAAATGCTTGCCCGTAATTAGGATAATTCTTTCCGATTAACGTTAAACTAGTATCAGTAACATTAATGCTATTATCTGGTATAGTGACTAATGGCTGAGTGGGATCCGATTTTGATATTACGTAAGGCATTTTTAACTTCCGTTAGTTAGACTTTGTATTCTAACAGTATAATCTATCTGAATTAATCTGTTTAAGGCCTTCTGTACTGGATGGAAAATTACATGCGTAAGTAATGGGCCTAAATTTTGACCAGTAGGATCGTATCCTCTGAGCCCTAATTCATCAAATACAAAAGTATTATTAGAAGAAACGCTAGAATCAAATGCAGGTTGTCCTGCAGGTTCACCAAAATCGAGTAAACAACTTACTAACACGTCAGAATAATAGGTTCCTGGAATATGTCGAACTTCCATAAAATTTCTAGAAGGATCAACATCATACGGATTACTAGAATCTACTACTTTATAATAAGTTTGATTATACAAAGCAGCATTAGATCCTATTACATTCGGAGTAAGATACGTGATAATACCAGTTGGGTCTATACGACTGCCACCATTCCCAAACGCCATTTCAGAAATAAAACTTTGCCCAATATTAGCAACACTATTAGCTAATGCGATTGAGAAATTCTCATAATGAATTGCATTTCTTTTATCAACAAAAATTTCCTCTGTTTGAGGATCATAAATTTTAATATGTCCTTGTATTCTCAGAGATCCTAATTCATTAGGATTTTTTGAATTTTGATGATTTTGTATCATATTTTCATCCATTTTTTCTTTTTTATAATTGTCCATAGTAATATTTATCCGGAAGAGCTGTTGGTGCATCACGTAAAAATACACCAAATAGACCGTTATCAACTAAAATAGAAGTATTAGTTGCGGCATACATGGTATTTGCTGCGACTTTTTGTAGTAGGGTAATTTGAGTACCAGTTATTAAATTTGTTAAATTTAAATTTAAAATAGCTGTTCCTGTTGTACCATAAGAAGTTAAATTATTAATCGAATAATCCGGTTCTACATAATTTAGCCCAGTGTATATAAATCCGTTAATAGACGATATATTATTTGAATCTAAATAAATCCACATTTGATTAGTTGTTGTAACCAAATAAGAATCATATAATTTAACAGATTTTGAAAAAGTAGCGGTAGTAGCAGTAGAAACTGTACCAATTATATTATATGGATATGTATCATAACTTACTGAGATGTCTTGCTTATAATATCCGTCTTTCTTTAAAACAGTTCCTGCATACAACACGGTGAACTGATCATTTAAAGTGCCTGTATTTAAATTAATACCATTAATTAAATACGAGCTGGTATTAGTAACTGTAAGTACTTGTTTTATTGTGCTTTCTTTATAAGGAGCATTTTGATATATACCTTGATCTATCACCGAAGTTCCTGCAGGGTAAACAGATTTCGCTCCTGTTCCTAAAGTACTTCTTCTTAGATTACTCAATACGTTATGATTAATATTTAAAAATTCTATCCATTCTCCGTTAATTAAAATAGATCCTGGTATTTTTTTAACTAAATCAGGTTCAGTTAATACATCTGCATTTTCAACTACAATTGTAGTTGAGGTAGAATATAAAGGCTCTGCTAAACGAGTAGTATTATCTCTACTAATTCGTTTAAATTGTGATCTACCTAAAATATCTGTAAAGACTCTATATCCGACCGCTCCTTTATTTAAATAAGAATTAGTCATGCTTAATACCGAAATTGTTTGGCCGGGAATATAAGGATAAGTGTCTCTAATAGACAATACACTTCCAGTACTATCTAAATAAAAATCTATACCATTAATTAATGCATTATTTTCAACAGTTACCCAAACATATTGATCACTTAATATCGGACGACTTAAATTGTACCGATTTGATGGTCGAGATATGAAAGTGTCGGTTCTAATTAAGCTATTATCTCCGTCCGTGAAAGATATTACTTTTAATAAATTGCCTAATCCATAGTTTGCAGTAGGTTTAATATAAATGTATCCATCATCAAAATAATAATCACTGAAAGTATGGTTTGTTATAGCCATAGCATCGCCGGTTTGCAAGAACCCTGGATAAAATACAACAGTATTATTTGGCTGATCTACGTAAAAATCAATACCATTTCTAATCTTAATACCATTAACAAATATTTCTAATTCACTTGAATCAAAAGTTCCTGAAGGATAAGTGGTATTAGGATCAATTAAGAATATTGTTTGTCCTCCTGATACTGAATAATATACAGTTGTAGGAGAAATTAATCGTTTTCCATCTATTTCAACAATAGCCTGTGCGTTAGCCGGGCCTAAATTTCCTGGATATACGGATAATTGATAAGACGTTGTTACTCCGTCACCGATAAAATATTCTTCCGTTACATTGCTAAATTGATGATGAATTGACGAAAATGACCAGGCCTGCAGTGTATTTGTACCGGTACTAATACCATTTACAATTAATTTTCCAGAACTTAATAAGTATTGATCACTGGTCAGCTGTACTCCGTTTAAAGTAGCATATATACTTCCGATCTCGTCAGCAAACCCGACATGTACACTTATGGTTGAAGAATTTGTAACCGTTGCAAAATCGCTAGAAATTAAATCAACCCCGCCTATTCCTACAACTGTTATTCCTAATACTCCAGTGCTAGTCTGTGTATTGATATTAATTGTATTATTATTAAAATCTATACTATAATCATATCCGTAGGTTAATACTGAATTATTAAACACCACCATAGTTGATGCATCATTAGGAGGCATCATCGGCAAGCTAAATGTTGTACTTGTACCAGTTTGAGTAATTTGGTTAATAGAATGAACAACTAACGGACTTCCCGAATGTGTTCGAGTATAAACTGATATACCCACGCTTTCATACATTTCTCCCTTTATCATTTCTTCAGGGCTATTGCTTGTATAAGGAGATATAAAACTTTCTCCATCGACTATTGTATCTTCTGGATTTATTCCTAATGCAGTGGTATAACCTAGATCTCCTCCATCTAATATAGTATCTAATACCCCTGGAGTAAGATTATATTCCCAAAATTCTAAAAGAATTGTTCCTGCTACTATTGCTTCTGTAATAGTCGAACTAAAGATTACGGAACTAGCTGTAGATACAATACCGACAACAACTACCGAAGAATCGTTAAATTTATTATTATTAGTTGTATTTGTATTTAAAGATACTGTATTAACTCTTAAGCCCGGATATATACCGGTTAAGTTACTAACAATTAATGTATTAGTTCCAGCTAATGCTGCAGAAGAAACAGTTGCAGTTGTATAATAACTAGAATCATCACCATACAATGACTCGCCTAATGGAGACATATCCCAATTAGTGGTATAATCAAACATCAATCCTTGTACTTGAACCGATGGAAAATCTATTCCATTCATTAACTGAGATACATCATTGCCCGGCATCCCTATTGTAGGTTGATAATAATACCCGATCCTTCCAACAGCATTGAATATATTGATATTTTTATTATAAGTTATTGAAACTATCTGTCCGACAGTTGGAATAGAATTTAATACCAATGTTGATACTAGTCTATGATATCCGTCGACTAATTGTTTGGTTGTAATAATATCATATTGAGACGCTAGAACTCTTGTTCCTATATCATTATTGCTTATTACAACAGAAATATTAGATTTTTTATGTTCAGCCGGCCATGTTAAAGTAAATTCATAAGTATTTCCATCAGCGATAAATCTATCATAAACTGTATTATTATCTATCTCGTTGAATGGAGTTATTCTATCAAATTTCATTTCTAAAATGTTTCTTCTAACTTTATTGTTAGACATTCTAGCATAGACTTTAGCAGGCGATAATGAAGTAGATCCGCCACCTACTAATAATATTGTAGGAGTTTTTGTATATCCACTTCCCGGATTAGTTATAACAACTGAAGTTACCTTTCCTAGAGAAATATGTGCCTCACCTGTGGCTCCACTTCCGGTATCTCCATCTGCTGAAATTATCTCTACTCGAGGAACTGCAGTATATCCACTTCCTGGATAAGAAACAACTGCACTTTCGACTGATAATGTATAATGGTCATTCCAGGATTTCCAAGGATATTGATTTAATAATTTGCCATCGTCGAGTACATTTATGAAAGATTGTTGAGTTTGATCATAATAAGAAGGAAGATCAAAATCTGTCATATATGAGTTAGAATTATCCGAAGTGTCATAATTTACTTGATAATTTCTAATTTTACTATGATAAGGTTTAACTTCTTCTAGATACTCTTCATAATAGGTACTATTTTGAAATCTATAAACTGGTCGTTGATCTAAAGATCCTGCTAAATTCTTTACATTTAAGAATGCTGTCTTAAATGCCCAATCTAAAAATTTCTGTTCAGTAAATGCATATTTTACTGCTTTGAAGAAAGTATAATTCCAGTAAACTTTTAAAGACCCTACAAATATATCATTTTTAATGGCATTTAAAATATTAATCAATTCTGTTATAGGGGTTTGATCATATAAAGTTTGGTCATATGTAAAATGATAATCATAATTATAATAACTATTCTTTAAATTCCACAAGTTATCACTAAGCTGTATAGTAGCATTTTCACTTCGAACTAAATTATATTCTTCTCCGAAGTTTCCACCTGACTCGATTTTTTCTAAAATAATATATCTACCGTTGCCTTGGTTGTTAACTTTTACGTAAGAACCATTAGAAATATTAATTTCATTTAATTGCCAAACTCCATCTATTGTGGCTGCTAACGGTTTTAATCTATCATAATCTTCACTGACCCAATCAGTATAAGACCAGTATTGGGTAGTATCGTAGTCTTGTGTATGTACTTTAACCCATTTATTATTAATTCTTTGATACTTGGCCCAGAGATTGTTACTATTAATATCGGATCTTACTATCACAGTATAAGGTCTCACCACGAGACTAGGCGGTTGACTAAATCCTGTTCCTGCATTATCTATAGAGGCTGATATAATATTCCCTGTCTCATTAACAATAGTCGAAATTGCTGCATTATTGAGATTATCCCCAGAAATAGGTATTATTTCAACCGTCGGACCAGCCCATGTTATAGGGTTACCTAGATTATCTAATTCAATAGGTAATAGATTTCCATATGAGGTTCCGGAATTAACAATCTGTACATTTGATATTGAACCATTATTGATCTGACAAGTTAATAAAGCTGTGATTTTGTCAACCGTGACTAAACTAGTTAATTCATCATATGAATCAACAATCAAATCGTAAGTTTTAGAATATATGTCAGGTATTTCTTCTTTACTGTTTAAAGTAGTAAAATTAGCAATATCTGAAATACGATATTGAGAAAGAATACTATTAACATATTCGATAATATTACGTAATGCTTCTGTTCTATCTACAAACATGCTCTGTCTTGGTCTAATCTCTATTCCATATTTTTGTCGATCACTCAGTAACGGATCTGGAATAATATTTCCTAAACTATCATAACCGACTAAACTATCGATTAATTTTTTATTAAGCATAGTAGTAGGCATGTATTTTTCATCACCTTCGCTTAATAAGACCCATTCAGTGTGCTGGTTAATATTATTATTAATAGAATCAGAAGAAATATTCAGATAGATATTATTAGAATCGAGATCATTTTTTACATTAGTCACTGCAATTGCATTTTGTGATAATGGAGAAACAAATTTAGTTCCGTTACTAGAAGGATTATAAATTAAGTTAGAAACTTCATTTGCAGAAATTCTTCTATTTTTTGCATTTGGAACAACTACAGTGTTCTTAACCCAATAAAAATATACATTAGTTGCTGCACCTGTACTAGAATCATAATATTGTTTTACACTTATAACGCTGTTATCAGGATATTTAGGTTGACCACTAATATTCTTAGACAACCCATCAATAGTGTCTGCTAAAGAACTCCATTGGCTTGGAAGATACTCGCTCTTAACCCACTCATAAACATCTATGCTACATCCTGGGAATAGTTGACCCCACGAGTTTTTTCTATATTCTAAATCACTTTGTTCATACCAAACATATTTGACTGTAGATAAATCCCACCATAATTCGCCTACATGATCTTCAATCCAACTGGTATTAGTATCTACGTTTACCCCTTGAGTACCAATACTATATATTGCAGGATCAAATGCCGTTTTATATCTAAGTTCTTGATCCGCAATACCTAAAATTTTACCTTTTACTGGATCGAAAATATCCAAGTAATCAATAATTTTAGATTTTTGACTATCAATTGTTACAGCTCTTTTAATTTTAGAAATATCTACCAAATCATCTTGCTGTCTTAATATTGTCCAAGTATTCGAATCTTTAACAATCTGCGAGAATTGATAAAAAGCGCCATGATCCGGAGAAGCGGTTGGTGCTCCTACAAACACACTTCCATTAGAAATAACAATGCTAGCTCCGTAATTGCTTCCATTTAATACTGTTCCGTTATCGAATAATTCTCTAGCAAAAATAAATTTAGAATTTCTTCTTTCAAAGATATAAACCGATCCGGAATTAGGTATTTCATCATAAAAACTAGTAGTATCATTATCAAAGATTGTTGTACCATTATCTATTGTTGAATTTAATCGCTGTGTTCCGTTCGAAGAAATATAAACAGTATTATCTTTTACAGAAATGTGTGTTCCAAAATTTAAACCCTGATTTTTAAGAGGATTATGAAGAGTTTGTATTAATTGATAAGCTCCTCCAATTTTATTATATACATAAACCTTACCAGGACCGTTAATGTTATCAGTTACCGAAGTCGAGGATATGAATAAGTAAGATCCATCGTCGTTACCCGCAATTGCAGAACCCCAATAATCATTACTTGTGAGATCCGAAACTGGATAAATTGAATCAATTAAATTTGTTCCATTATAAATTTTTACACAAGAACTGGTATTTTGAACATTAGGAGTAGAAATTAACACCACAGACCCATCAATATTGCCGGCAATTAGATACTTGTTAGTTCCAGTAGTAGCATTTATTATGCCTGTAGCATCTAAAGTTCCGGAAATACCTGTTGCAGTATTAAAGACATTTAAATTAAAAGTATAAATCAAAGATTCTAAAGGTGAAGTAACATATAAAGTTTTACCTCCTAAAGAATTAAAAGTTTTTGTTAGATAAATCTCATCTCCGAACTGTGTATTAATAGTTCCGGTTGTAAAATCTGTTACAAAATTACCAATCGTATCAGAGACCTGAATTAAATTAGCATCAGGAGCACCGGCTATAATAATATTAAAATCTTTATCATATATTAAAGATTTTCCTAAAGCATTAGAAGATGCCCGATAATTAGGATTGTTTAAACTAAACGTACTAATCAGTGTCGGTGATTGGTTATATAACCCATTGTAAATAAAAACTTTACCGTATCCGGTATTGGTATCATAGTAATAAGGTGAACTTACCGCTAATATATCTCCATTATCGGACGAGGCTAATCGATAACCGAAATATTGATTAACAGACTGCACTCCATTTATAAATTCTACTGAAGGGTTAAAATTATTAATTTTTTGATAAACAGCCCATTTTGCCCAATCAGAGTTTCCTTCTCCAGAGTCTGCCCAAACTTTCTCATTAAATTTTAAAGATAATGAAGATTGTAAATCATCAATATTATCAAATTCATTAATTCTTACACTAATAAATTTAAATAATAACGCTTCTGTTGTTGGTTCTGAAACTGAACTAAGGGTGGTCGCTACTGAAAAAGATGTCAGAGAAGGAATACTTAGTACTTCATATACTCCGTCTGTTCCGTTATCTAATCCAGTAATAGAAATAATATCTCCTACAGATAGGTAATGATAAACATTAGTTTTAAATAATAATGAAGATGCAGGATTTAATATCGAGGATTCTATTACTTTTGCTGTCTGTTTGGTATATCTTAAAACGTCCCAATCATTATTACTCTTAAATCCAAGCCAAATAGTATCTCCATCATTAAGATTACCATTATTAGCAATATCAAATAGACTATTTTTATTATAAGCTGTGGCACTAATATCGTCTGTTCTTACATAGCCTGCTGTTGGTAGTAATAAATTATTACTCAAATAAGTGCATGACGAAACCACAGAAAACACATTATTGGGCGAGTAGTTCGAAGGAGAAATACTTAGATCATTAGGTAATATATAAGATAAAGAATCATTATTTTTTGTAAATGATTGTTCAACAAATTTTATGATCTGACTATTTTCTTTAAATTCTAATTCTTTTAAAGGAAATTCTATTTCATTATATGTTGTATAATTTCCATAAGATCCTATTCTAAAAGCCCATTCTTCTTTAAAGTTTAATTGGCCTTGTAAATTATGAATACTAGCTTTTGCTAATTTATTAATCGCATTAGCTGTACCTTTTTCTTTAATAAAACCTTGATAAAATTTATATTGTGCAATAGGATCAACAATGATATTAGTTAAATAATCTCGAGGAGTATACCCTAGCAGATGCTGGGCCATTTTTTGTTGTCCTGCATCAAAATTATCAATATCTAAACTGTAAAAATCTTCAAATTGACTAATTTTATAATCAAAATTCGGCAATAACCTAGCAATTGGCTTACTACCTAAAGAATTCCAAGAATTAAAATTAAAAGTTGCAACTCCTGGTAAATTAGTCTTGGCCGAATAATATTTTCCAGAGTATTTGACAACATCAGCAGCCGTATAATCTTTATAAGATTGCCAATCTGATATAACTGCTTCGTCATAAACAAATCCTGGACTTAAATAATCGCCATTCCAATCACCGGTGATAAATCCAGATATTTTTATTCTAGATTGCCTATATCCGGTTTCTATATCATAGATAATATCTCCAAACATACTGGTATTATTCAGTATAATCGCATGTTCTTTTTGAATTAAATTTAATTTGGCAAAATATAATCCTTGATTAGTATTTTGAACAGTAATAGAACAAATATTATCTTTTCTCGAAATATTAAAATCATTATAAGGAAATGGTTGACCGTTCGCAGTTAATAAACTATATTCATAAAAACTATTAAGTACATTATCAACTACAGAATTAGTAAATTGTAAATCAATTTGATTAGCAAAAGGACTAATAGTTATAATTGATCCATTGGCCCACCCTTGGGTAGTCCAATATAAAAATTCTTTTGCACTGTATTTCCAATTTAAAATTACACCTAACTCCGAATTATACTGATTAAACTGGAATCCTTGACCAATCAAGTATTGTCCATATCCTACAATAATATCATAAACTTCTTGAATTGTGTCAAAACTAGTACCATAAGGAATAATAGTATTTTCTTCTTCAAACTCGATTGTATCATACGCTGTCGAGCCGCCGATTATCGGTAATTGAGATAATTTAATATATTCTGTTATATTAAAAGAATTTCCAGAATTTGTAGTTAAATTTACGGTATAATATTGATTATTATATTCAACTACTTGCCCTGCTTGATATAAAGTATTTTCTGTCCAATGCAAATAAGGCAGAGATTTACCACCAACATTAACTATAGTATCATTATTTTTATGTATAGGTAATTTAACTGTAAAATAGGGATTTTCTTTATCATATCCTTTTACTACGAATTGTGCATTTCTTTTTTCTACAATAATGCCTGAGATACTTAAGGATTTAATAGGATTACTTATATTGTAAAATAAATCATAATTTTCATTAGGTAGCAGTACACCAGGGCTGGCTGAATTAGGACTTACTGAATCAATTAATATTTCTAATTTATCTTTACTTAAAAATCCGCCTGCTTTATAAAACAGATTAAAATCTACATAAGATAAATCTTCTTTGAGTATCGATAGATATCCTGAAGATCTTTTTCTTCCTCTTTCTACTACCATCATACTATAACCAGAGGTTAAAGTATCATTGTCTGAAAAAATATAAACAGATTTTAAATTTAAAAAATCATTGTACGGTCCATAACGATATTGACCGGTAATATCCTTAGATAATCTTGCAGGATCATACATTTTAGCGGCGTAATCTGCAGGTTTAGTCAATGCTAATATTATCTGTACTGCAAAAGGCCATAAACTACTACGTCTCCAAGCGGTTTCAGCAGGAGCGTAATCACCAAAATTCCAATTTTGATCTGTATTATTGAAAGATCCTTCGATTGTAATTCCATTCCAATATCTGAGATCAACAATATTGCCATGTTCATCGACCGGAATGATATTAGTTAACCCCGGTCTAGCATAAGTTAAATCAATACCTGCTCTAGATCCTTGTCTAATTAACCCAGCTTCTAAATCTTCCCATAAATTTAAATTACCTGAGGTATAAGGAGCCGGACCATATTCCGATTCCCACCAAGAAGGCATGACACTAAACCCTAACATTTCCCAAGGACAAGTGTCAGGTCTATCAGTATCAAAATAATATTTGTAAATACCTCTCCATCCTCCGATGGACAAAGGATTTCCTAAATAATCAAAAGATGAACTATAATTATAAGATTTATATTCGTTTACATCATACGTAACATTTTCAATATAATTTATATTAAAAGTAGTTGCCCATTTAATAAAATCTGCTTCTACTAATTTATATATTTCCTGGTATGAATAATTATTTTGTCTAAATATTCCAGGAAGTATTTTATCAATATTCATTAATTCTTGATTATATTCGGTTTTTAAATTATTAAAAACTCTTAATTCAAATTCTAATAATAATAAATCTCTAAAATCATAATTCTCTTGATTAAATTGATCAATTGTTGTGTAAGCAATAGATATACTACCATCATGTCCTTGTAATACAACCTGAGGATTTATATAAGAATAATCTATAAAAATACTAGGTATATACTTAGGATAGATACCTAATTTAGTAGGAGTAGGAGGAATATAATTACCTACGGTAGAATTATAATCTTTAATTATAAGAATATCGCCTACCGTTAAATTTGAAATTATCTCTACGGTTGAATATTCTTCATTAAAGATATAATCTTGCCCATGTACTAACAATTTCTCATTTAAATATAATAGAACTGATCTAAAAGAAAGCGAGTTAAGAGAAAACCCGATAGATAGAGGATAAATTGTATTTCTAGAATCAGTTATAGTATATGTTTGTTTGGAATTAGAGTTACCGTAGGCAACCATATCACTTTGACTATACGGAAATGAAGAATTCTTAGATAGGTTTAATTCGTTAATTACTTGATCTAAAGAATCCGAAATGCTTAAATTTGTATCAGCATTTGAAATGTTTTTAATCAAATTTAATTTAAATTGATAATAATCATTTCCTACCATTCTTGTCGATGGTATTAAACTATGTTCTATATTTCCAATAAACTCTTGAGAAAATGCTAATGGATTATTATTTGTAATAATTCTAGATCCATATTTTGATATATCCGGAAGACTCTTTAAATTGCTAACCCCAGGATAGTCTCCAACGAATCTCGGATCTCTGTCAATCATAGATTTAACATGATCCGAAATCTCACTAAATGTAAATTGCAAAATTTTTCCGTTTAGTGGGTTGTTGGTAAGATTAATGGGTGTTTGATATTTTCCTGTTTCATTAGGATTTTTAGAAGTATATAGATTGATTAAAACATTTGTAGCAGTATTAAAAGATTTATTAAATTGCAAGTTTAAATCATCTTTGTTTCTAATTACATTGTAATTTGATGATTTTAATTTATTATTATTAATAAAAACTTCTAAAGATAAATCTTCAATAGATGCTGAATTATCAAATACCGTAATAGGAACTGTGTTACCACTACTTACAGTTTGAAACTGTTGAACTGGGATTTGATATTCTGATCCTTTAGTCCAAATATTAACAAACTTAAATCCTAAATCACCATTATTAATTCTTAAAAAAGTCTCAGATGTTGGAATCTCTGTTACAGAATCTGGAGCTAACAATTTAATTATATCAGAGTTAAAATAATTTTGAAATAAAAATAAGCCTTCTACACCGATATTTTTATAAAGTAATGGGAATCCCAATACAGGGTCGTTTGCTCCCGATCCTATAGCATATCCAAAAATCTTATTTCCGGAAAATATAGAATCATAATACGATCTATCACTATAACTATTACCATTATTATCAAATAAATCAAACAAAGGAGCTTGATTTAATCGAGTTCTTTGTTGAGATAGAACCCATTCAGAACCATTAAACCACCATTCGACTGCTTTTCCGGTATTTCCGGATAATATTACAACACTATTACCAAAAACCGGGTCAATTACTTTTACTAAATTAATCTTATAAACACCATTTATTCTACTTAATGTAACTTCATATACCTTTCCTCTTATTAAAGGATCTGTATCGGCATTAAAAATTACTTTTTGTCCGGGCTGAAGCGGTAACCCGTCAACAGTCGAAGATGTTGACCCTTCTATAGTAGAAAATACATCTTGGTTTGTTTGATCAATCAGATCAACTGAAGATATGCTATTTGTGCCGAAATTATATAATTGTAAATTGGATTTAAATTCTACAATAGGATAAACTGCTCTTCTTTCGACAGGAAAGTCAGGAATAATTCCATTAGCAGCGGCTGAGGTTCTAATAACGTCACTATGAAACCAACGATTGTATCTCGACCAAGGATTAAGATCTTGACTTGATCGGTTAATGGTAACATATTCAGGAGTTAAAGGTAGATTTTGAAAATTATCAAAAGGATAGTCGTCGAACGGCGTTGCATCGAAATTAACATCAAATTGAGTAGATATAGTTTCTGGAGTCTGTAAAGTAGAAAAATCTACTAGTTTAATAGAATCACCAACTCCTTCTACAATAAAATCTTTTCCGGAATAAAAACTAGGAGTTATATTTCCTTCAAAATTAATTTTTAATCCGTTAATGAATTCTATTCCAGATGCTGTTGTATATGTAGCTTTTCCTATGATATCATTTTCAATATCTAAATATGAATTTTCTGTAATATTTTTAACTAAAATATTTCCAGGAATAACATTAATATCATCGGACGCATAATATAACATTCCTGGCATGGTATCTGTTACAGTAAAAATTATTTGACCTTGGCTGACTCCGCTTCCGGTTACCGATCCTTCTTGTCCAGGCCCGTTATTAGTTTTAATATAAAATGTATGTTTAGAATTTACATTAAAAACATAAGTTACTCCTCTATAGAAAGTTAAAACAGGGTCTTCAGTTAGCCCATCAGGAGTAAAAATAAAATAACTACCATCAGAAGAATCAGTTACTGTATAAGTACTGATTGTATTTCTTTGTTGACCATATACAGTGATTGGATCTGGGCCAAGCGGAAGCCAATAATATTCTCTAAAATTAACAAACTTGTCCCAATCGATATAAGGGTCATAGGAATTGACATCCGGAGCAAACAATTTATTAAAATTATTAGTTGTCGATCCATAGAAGGATAATTGATTTACTAAATCATCAAATGCAATTGAATTTTTAATATTTCCTAAAGAATCTTGATTAATTAATGCAGGTTCAAGTTGATACTTACTTCTCAAATCAGTTTCATTAACATTAGCATTATTAACATAAACATCAGTTAAGGAATTATATGTTGCACTTAATTTGCTTCCTACAAACCCGCTAATTCTTGTTAAAGAAGGAACAGAATAAAGAGGATCGATAGTTCCAGATAAGAATTTAGAATTCTTATCGGTTTGAAAATAAGAAGGAAGTAAATTGACTGATTTTCTATTTTTATTATTTGAATTGCTCATTATAAAGATGATCCTTAACTACTTGAAACGATAGACGTTAAATTTAATTCCGAAGCTGTTAAACTACTTAGTATCTGTATATCATTAACTGTTGCGCCACTGATAAAAATTTCATTTCCTTGACAACTAATTTGAAATAAACTCCCGAAGTTATTACTAGATGATTTTGGTACTATTACAAAATTTGTAATATCCGGCGTCATTATATTCATAACATATGCCACTAATTCACTAAAATTAAAAGTTTGTCCAAAGTCCCAATTATCTATCGCAAAAAAATCATTTATTGCTGATAAAATTTTTGTCTGTAAATTAGTAGAACTTAATGTACTTGTCGGACTTTGCACTGCTTTAAATATTGCCTGCAATTGTACAGGAGCCATGTCGCCGAATAGTACTTTGTACTTAGCAGGATGATAAACTATATCATCGCTTACACTTTTAATTGGTTCTAAATAAGAAGAATAATTATTTTCTAAACTTTGTGTCGTAGGAGGCACTGGTTCCGATCCTGTTCCAGATATTAACCAACTTCTATAGGCAGTGTCATAGCTACTACTTAATAGATAAACATCAATTATGTTCATTTTTGCTGGGTCTAATCTTCTTTCATTTGCTGCATTATGCACATAATGGAATTTGATATTTTTTCTTCCAACTCTTGCAAAATATAGATAAGGATTTGGAGTATCATATGAATTAGAATTTTTTGAATAAGATTTTATAAGATCTAAATCATAGAAATAATACAACTGTCCATCTATTGGGTTTATTACTGAATTTTGATTCGGATAAGAAATTACAGTACCGTTATATAGAGAATATCTATCTCCGGTAGCAGACTTTAGAAAATAAACAAATTTATCTCTATAACCTGTTTGCAAACTAACACTATTCGGTGCAACAATATTATTAAACATATCAGGATCATCTATCTGCCCATTATCATTGTGATCATAGAAACTGATTAAAACTTTTTTAGGTTCTATGTATCCATCGGATTCAACGACTGCACTATCAATTTGCCATGAATAATCATGAACTAAAGAACTTACATCAGGAGTAGGTCCTTTATTGATCGATAATACGTCAATTTTATCTTTTATCACTGTATCATTAGTAAAATCATAATTTTTATTGGAGTCATCAACAAAAAATGCTGTTTTAGCTTCACTTTCGAATATATATTCTAAAGTTCTGTATCTAACAATGTATTCTTTTCCAGTCCACTGAAATGCCACTAACCAGCTAGCATCGAGGTTTGCGTTACTGATATTACCTTGATTAGCTAAACTGAATGGATTTAAAAGATCTAGATTAGTATCTACAATTAAAAACCATACTCTACTAATAGAATCAAAACTCAAACCAAAATTTCTTTTAGACAATGCTAAATTCGCAATCTCAGCCTGTAGATCATAAGATAAGATATCAATAAATGTAGGTATAACAGAATAAGGTATTGCACTTGAAGGAATAGTTATTTCAGGGTATTGAGTTGATCCGTTATTGACGACTAACCCATCACCAACTAAAGATCCAGTTAACACAACTGGACCTATTCCTGTAACTAAATTACCTGTTCCATTATTAGATCCATCACCTGTAATATTAACTACTTGTGACCATAGATAATCTTTAGTTGTATCATCACTTGTAGGTGTAATCTGCCCATTAGGCAAGAAATAGCTATTTGCAGGCGGAACAAATTTTATTAGAGATCCTACAGTTACATAGGATAAATTTCCATTTCCTAAATATCCTAAAGAAACCGGTCCGGCATAAGAATTAAAATATCCATTAGTTTGGTTAGTTAAAGAATTAGATCGATGCCATGCCAGACTATTAGCGCTTAAATCAACACGAGGATATTGATCAAGATAAAAAGATCTTACACCTTGAGAACTGATAATTGGAGCTAATTTAGTTTGTAAAATAGAAAATATTTCGTTTCGAGTAGTAAAAGAAAATTGAAAATTGTATTCATTATATTCTTTATATAAAATGCCATCATTGGCAAATATATCAGTAGAACTATAAGCTCCACTAACGTCGCTTAATTCATAATATTTACTAACTCCGCTGCTAACTCTATTAACACTTTTAATTTTTAATATATCAGGGCTAACATTTAATGGAGCAATATTATAATCTTCAGCCGTAATCATTCTATTTTGAGTATAATATGTCTGAGGAGCTTTTAACTTAATATCGTCAATAGTCTCGCTACCAGCTGCATTGGTTACGGTATACTGTAAACTTAAAATTAATGTTAATACTTGAGATTGCCCGGCAGTATCGGTAAATGGTATTTTAACAGACACATTACTTAATTGTTCTGGTTTAATACTATACGTCAACCCGCTACTCTGTCTATAATATAATGTAAAAGATCCGTTAGGTAAATTACCAAAATTTCCATCAGCAAAAGATAAATCAATTTGATCATTATCTCTACTTAATACAGCATAGATATTTCTTTGATCGGAATTTAGACTATTATAGATAATATTATTTCCTACCAATGCAGGAACTTTTTGCCATAACGTCTGAGGAGCAGTTCCATCAGAATTTAATTGCCATAACCATACATCATTATCATTAATATTATTAACATTAATACCTACTAATTCATTTGGAACTGGGCTAGTTACTGAAAAATTAGCATTAGATAATGTCCCTTCTCGAAAATGAATAAAAAATCCTGTATTAGCACTACCGCTTCCTTGATTATCATTTTGAAAAATTATTCCAAAGTTATTTCCGGGTTGAGGAGTTTCTTCGTAGATAAAATTTTCATTAGCAAAAGTTGTAGATACCAATTCAAAAGATAATGTAGTTCCTGCTATATTTTTAGTAAAGCTGAATACAGGTATATCAGTGTTGTTAGAATTAATTTTATACTGTTCAGTCGCAATATTATTGATTATAGAACTAATAATAGGTTTTCCGTATTGGGAAGGACTTACCATTGCGGAATTAATAACTGTAATAAATTGCTGGTACCAATTAGTATTTGTAGGGTCATTCCAGCCGATAACAGAGTTAGATAAATTTACACCGTTATTATCAAAAACATTACCTGTTGTTGATATAGAAGTAATCTTTAAAAGTCCATTGGCGGGCACGTTTCTTTTAGGATTATAACTTACTAATTGAGCTAACCTTAAAACACTGTCTCTTCTTTCTGCAGTTTCTAAAAAGTTTTCTCGAGCGTTTAAATCAATACGAAAACTAAGATTTTGTCCTAAAAATGCAATTAGATCAACAAGTGCAATATATTCACTGCTATCAATATAATCATTAAAATCTTCAGGAAAATTCTCTCTCAAATAAGTAATCATCGTTCGACGTAGCGTTTCAAAATCATAACTTTGAAATTCAGCGTTTTTAAAACTTTGATAGATTTTTTTCCAATCTTCTGCGACTAGTAGTTGATTAGTAGTTGATGGTATCATAATAACTCTTTCTCATAGATACCGTATTTATTTGAGTAATAATATATGTATATTATTGCGATAATAGACCTAACTCTCTATCGAAAGATAAAGACATACTAGATGTTTGATCGGTTCCTATATATTGTAGTGTGATTTCAAGAAGAATTCCATATTCTTGTTCTGTAGTAGTTAATTGTATAGGAATCACGCGAGGATCGTTGTTACATATTCTGTTAATATCGTCAGCTATAGCTTGTTTAACATCATCTGTAAACGGTTCAAAAATCAAACTCCAAATAATAGTCCCGAAGGTAGGATTCATTACTCTTTCACCTAACCTAGTATTAAACTGATTCAATAAATCCTGCTTAATTATATCAAAATCATATAATCTTATATTGTTTGTTGAGCCTGCTGCTACCGAGCTATAGCCGATATAAAATTGACTTTGTTTATAAGTCAATGTAGGTTTAAATTGAGATGGGTTTAATTCGATATTTTTATAAGGCATAATCTTATTTATGGAGCAAGTGTGCTGGATGCAGTAGGATTATCAGTCGACCCAACGGTAGTTCCTGCACTATCAGTTAATGGCGGGGATGAATCATAGGTAGGTATCGGTTTACCTTGTAATTGCCCTAAGAAACATTCATAGTACCCTTTTTTAGTTGCGTAAATATCAGGAGTGCAGTATCCTACCGCTCTTACTGCAGCTTCAAAATATCCAGGATCTGTTTGAGATAATTTAACTCGATCTGCGATGTATATTGCACTAACATACGCACTAATTTTAGGATCATTTAAAAGATCAGGCGAATCTACTAGAGAAGTTACAGATGGCAATAAGCCTCTATCATATAATAATTTACTATATTTTGTATAATTGCTTCTTCCTGTAATTTGTATATATCCTCTTCCAATAAATTTAGATCCATCTCCAGCATTAATATTTCCTAATGACTTATATTGGTTATTAGGTGAACCAAACGGCGGCGGTCCGTACAAGAATTCAGGCAATTTTGAAGGATCGGCTGCTTTTTCTTGAGCTAAAGCTAGATCACCTTTAAAGATCGATGGAAAGACTGTTAATAATCTAGAAGCAGAATAATTAAATTTTTCAACCTGTATTTGCCATTTAGACTCTCCTCCTGTTATAGCCAATAACGAAGCAATAGATATAGGTGTATTAAGTCCAACCGGCTCACAGGCTGATTTAAGTTGAGAGATTCCCGCCTGGCTAGATGCTGCTGCAATGTCTTTAGCATATCTTGGTTCACAGGTGCCCGAAAGTACTTCTGGCAAATTAGCAGATGGCGCTGTGGATACTGCTGCAGTATCTGGAATTCCACTGCTTGCTCTACTTTGTACGGTAACATCAGTATTTAAAGAACTAAACAACGAAGGATTTATATTTTCATGTTGATCCCAAGGTTCATGCGTAGGAACACGTTGCATAATACTATTAATTGGAGTATCTTTATAAAAAACACCATTGCTCCAGCCATTTTTAACATTTCTATTAGGCAAACTAAATGTAGGTAATTGTGGAGGCAAGCTAGCTAATTCGGCACTAGCAGCAGCGGCAGCAGAAGGCCCATTTAAATGTATCTTAGACCCTGTAGCAATAATGTTTCCGCTTGCTCCAAGATTGAGTGTGCCTGCGGTGCTTAGTTTCATGTCTCCCTCTGCTGAAACATCAACTCCTGCACCAGCGGTCGCAAGAATTCCTCGATCTGCTACTACGTTTAAATTATTTCCAACACTGAGTTTTAAATCTTTTCCTATTGTTTCGTCCTTGTTTTTAGCAATAGATATTTTTGCATAATCATCTACAATTAAATTATAATATCCGGCAATATTCTTTTCCATGTTGCCTAAGGCTCGAATATTAATATTTCTTCCAGCTTCGATATTAATATCTCTATCGGCTCTAAAATTAAAATCTGCTTCGGTATGTATGCTTACACTATCTGCAGCATAAATGTCTATTTTACCATTCGATGTTAATTCTATCCATGCTGTTCCTTTACTATTTGCGATATAAATTAAATCACTACTATTATGCATTAAAATTTGATGGCCAGTTCTAGTCCTTATTCTAACTAATTCATCGACAATTTTTCCAGTTTTTTTATCAACCTTGCCATCGTCCATAACAAATTGAGTCCCTCCTAATCTAGTAATAGGAACTAATACTTTTTTATCATATCCGACTGCAGCTTTTCTTCCATTTAAGTCTAAAGGCCCGGGAGTACTGATTCCATAGACATTACTAGGAATTTCTCTTCTAGCTGAACTTGATGTTATTCCTCTAATATTATCAACTAATAGACCTTGTGCTAATAATCTATCAGCAAAAGGATGAACCGGACGATATTGAGAACCAGGCATTGGATGAGATTTAATATTTCTCATTAAAAATTCAGCTACCGGTAAATTTGATGTCTGGTATTTTAATTGTTGTTCAGGACTTAGATAAGCGTGATTACTAGCAGCAATGCCAGGTACCATATGATTTTGGTAAGTATCTGGTATACAACCTAAAATATAACCTTGTAAAAGATCTCCATCAACAAAAATTACTAAAACAGTAGTTCCGATATCAGGCGGAACCATCCAGATTCCATAGCTTTTTTGTACATCTTCAAATTTTCTTGGATCACTGCCTTCAAATAATTGATTCATTGTTCCCCAAAATGGAGGAAGATAATAAGCATGACCTGTTAATTCTTCAACATTAGGATCATCAGGAGCTCCCATTTGGAAAGAAACTTCCATAGCGCCCATTCTTGTCTTATCTAAATTATTTGTAATCCTGGCCTTATACGGTCCAGGCGATTGTATTCTTCTTTTAAATATAGGTCTTGTACGACTTTCTATGTTACTCATTTAAATTTTGATCCATTTATTAAATTCACCAAAGGACTAAATGCTTCTTTAGCATTTTTTGAACCGTATTTTGTTACTACAGAAGAAGCAACATTAGAAACGTTCGGAATTCCATTTGAAACTATAGAATTTATATTATTTACATTTGCTTCAACGCTGGGATTATTTCCTGTCAATTTTGAAAGACCCATTTGCAATGATTGAACTTTATTAGCGGTTACTGGAGAAGGTAATCCCGAAGTATCGATAGAGGGAGTTTTATTATTAATTAATTTATTAATGTTAGGAATATTAGAAGCGCCAGGAATATTTGACAAAGAGCCTCCTCTTTGTAATATATATTTTACATCATTAACGCTGATCGGTGCATCAGGAGAGGCCGATGTCGGCTGAGTTGGGGGGAGATTTCTAAGTCCTACTACAGGTATATTATTAATTAATAATCCATTATCAACTAATGAGTTGATATCAACATTTTTAGGAACATTTTGTGCGGCTTGAGAAATCTTGTCATAAATCTTAGATCTTAAATTTCCACTTAATCCTGCTAAACTATTAGGATTAATTCCCAAAGTCGATTCTAAGGAATTTGCATTACCGCTTATATTAGATAATTTAGATGAATTATCTGAAACAAGCCCTGCCGCGTTGTTGCCTAAATTATCTACTTTACTCATAGCGCTACTCGAAAGATCAGAAGAATTAGCCCCTGATGCTATAACGTTTTGAGAAATGTTATTCGATGTAGCATTAGACATTCCTAAAGAATTTGCAAGGTTTTTTAATTGATTCACCGAACCACCAGCACTATTAATATTTGTAGAAAAATTAGATAATCCTGAATTATTCAATCTAATAGAAGAAACTACATTTAATAAGCCTATTGCAGAAGACCCCGAAAGTCGATTAATTAATGAACCATTAATTCCTGCAGCACCGGATGCTAACGAATTAATAAAAGAGCCGATAGAAAGCCCTCCGGTAGCTGCGCCAGATAGGCTTTGTAAATTTCCTGGTATTAAATTCGATAACTGTCCTGGCAGTCCATTTAACGGTAAAGAAGAAGCAATCTCTGCAGCTAATGTTCCTTCTGAGGCTCTAACCGTAGAAGGAGCATCCGGCTCGGTTGGAATATTTTCTCTTGAAGGATCTGGATATTCTAAAACAGGAGGCGACAATTTTGTAGGTGGAGGTATATCAGTATCTTCTATTTGGGCATATAACCTAACTAAATCTAATTTTTGAGTAAATTGTCCATCTTTAAAATAATTTACAATATGCGTGACTCTAAATGCTCCGCTGTACTTAGCAGTATAAACAGATTTTTTTGTAGACGAATCATATACTGATTGAAAAACCGCTTCTCCTATGACTGGGTCAATATCTAATGGGTTTTTAAAATTTATAACGATATGTACATCGCCATACATAAATGGAGCTTCATCTAATCCCACTGTTCCATTAGAATTTTTAGAGTGCCTTTGATTACCGACATTGTCAGTAACTAGATAATATGGATCTCCAATAATATCTAGTTCTGCAGTACATTGATCAACATTTTCTAAAACGGCCTTATGAATAGACTTAGCAATATCAGCATATGGATCTACTGTTGGCAATACTGCATTTGGGACCCCTGATACTGAAACCATGGTGCTTTCTGTATCGACTTTAATCGGCGGCCGACCAAACCAGCTTTTAATTCTATCTGCAAAAGAATTCGAAGGAAGAGCAGTCTTGCTAGGATTAGATTGTTGCGCTGAAGCTCCTGTAGCCGGAATATCATTTTTATTTCCTAAGGCTTTAGGTATAGCACTAAAAAATAATGTATTAAATTGTAATCTAAAATTTCTAATATCTACATTTTTTCCAGAATATATATAATTGTATTCTCGATGTATAATTTCTTTTAATTTACTAGTATCAGCTGTAGCAGGAACTTTAGGTGGGAATCGAGAATAATGTATTTTATAAGGTACTACAATGTATCTATATTTAAAAAGAGGTTTATTTGTTTTAGGATCATCGATGCCTAAGTGTTCAGTTTCGACATATACCATAAAATAATCGACCATTCCGGCTTCATCGATTTTAAAATTCTCTGCTATACTCTTTACATAATCACTATCTCTTATTACTGCAGAAATACAATCTAAAATATCTTGACCTTTTGCAAATTGAGCAATAGGATTTACAGGATCGTATGGAACCGAATCAGTGTTATTATTATTTGCAACTGTTGATTGATCTAAAAATTCATAAGCAGTGTTAGTTTTATATAACTCAATTAATTTTTTATTAGCAATTTCGTTATCTTTTGTAAAATCTAATCCTGAATTACTAGGAGTAGGGAAAGAAATCTCGTAAACATCATGGCTAACATTTCCTTTTGAATTATTAAGAGCCTGTGCTTCTTTTAATTTTCCGGAATTTATACCGTCCATGAAACTTGTTAATATTTCTTTAATAAGACTTCCTTTAAATTGTACAGTATCTTTTAAATTTTGAGATTCTCCTAAAGACTGTTCGTTCCATGGAATTGCAGTACAATTGTAAACCGTTCCACTGGCTTTTACTTCAATATCGACTCCCGTAAATTTAATTGGAAAATATCTAGTAGATCGATCGATTATTTCTGGCTCCGAAAGTTCAGGTCCGTCGGGATATCCTATAAATTGCATCTTAAGAACATAAGGACAGTTAATATAACTATCATGCCCGGATGCAACCGCAGAAACGTGTAAGGCCTCTAGAAACCCGCTCATACTATATGGTTCTGTAATTTGAAATTTAACATTAGTCGCAGGAGCCATACTGGTTTTTTTATCGCCGCCGATAATATTTTCTATTTCTACTTGGTCGATATAAAAATCGAATTGCCCCGAACTCTGTGTATTGAATTCTTCTAAGAGAGAAGAATATGTTTGATTTAGCTCTGATACTACATTTTGATTATGTCTAACTTGCCCAGCAGTAGTAGGATTAGCATATTGCAGGTTTGGTGCAGTTCGTTGTACTGGATTTTGTAATCCAGTAATTCCTTTACCACCAGATTTAGCAATAATCCAATAATCTTGATTATTTTCTAAATTAAAAGGATTAATTAGATCTTTGCCTTTAATAGAAAAAAGTGTAAAATTGTAAGTATAAGATTTATATTGATTTAATATATTAGAAAATAAAGCTTTTCCTGCAATTGGTATTTTATTTTGTTGGGTATTAGAAGAAGTTTTGCTTTCTGTTTTAGAATCCCCAGAAAATGATTGTTGAGCAGGTGCAATTTGAAGGGCTGCCATTTTAAATACCTAATATAGTTTTTAATGTCTGCATTTGAGGCAAGTAAATTGCTTGACCTGCATATAAATCATATACAGGATCTTTAATTATATCTTTATTTCTTACTGCAAACACCCACCATAATGTAGCATCTCCATAAAGATCATATGCTAATAAATCAGGACGGTTAGCATATTGACTAGTAACAACAAATTGTACATCATTTGATACATTAGGTAAATTACGAAAATTATTAACATCTAAATAAAAACCATTTATCGGAGTACCATAATAAGGACTATTTTTAGAATAAGTTGCTGACATTATAGATATCCTTGAACACGTTGATTATCAGAAAGCCACCCAGATACCGTTCCATTGAGCATTTCTCTTCTACTGTATACAGGAGCTAATGTTAGATTCACTGTTGTAAAAACAGGAACAGAAGTTGATCCATATAAGAAATTATTCTGGTCGGCTCCGACAGTGAAATAATCTACACTTTCCGGTAAATCATGACTAAAAGATTTTATAACAACCGGCACACGATCTAACATATAATGGCCATACCCCATTAACCTACATACCGGCGGAGGGGCTCCGGCATTTGGATCATCTCCGAACTTCATTTTAGTTAATGCTCTTAAAAGATGTATGACTCCTAATAAAATTTGAGATTCAATATCATTTTGGGCTGTAAATTTAGCTGTTATTTTAATGTCTCCAACTGAACTATTTTTATAAAAATATTGAGTATAGTTTGAATGCACTGCATTAAACCCTTCGTATGAAGCATTATGGTCAAATGATACAGTAGGAGTGTAAGGAAATATTATTCCTTTATTTCTTTTAAGTTCACCATTAGGGCCTGCTGCTTGGTTTATCAAATAAGAATCCGGAACTATTAATCTAACTCTCTGATCTATATGACCGAATTTAGCAACAGCTTTTGTCGGAATGTTAGGCGTAGCACTAGGTCTAAGTGGAGGAACTGAAGAAGAACCTACACTGTCAGTTATAGCCTGTTGCGCCTGTTGAGCAAGATTAACGATTCTTGTAGGATCGGCCATCTTAACAGCACTATTAACATCAGAAATACTAGGGTTAGTTATAGAACTATTTGTTGGAACACTAGATGAGGTTTGAATTGTACCATCAGCATTAGTAGTGGTTACTAATCCAGATGAATCTACAACGGTTGATGTCGGTAAGTTGGCCATAAATAAAGTCTCTTATAACATATTTACCCAATAAATAATATTGGTATTTAATTGGTTGACATTTTGTTGTTTTTTTGCTACAATACCCCTAAGGAAGGAAAAAATATAATAATGACTATAACAACTACTCCCACAGGAAGAAAAGTAAAATATTTAAATAATAGAGATTTATTAGCAGAAATACATAAGAGCAAATGCAGTTTTTCTAGTTTTACTAAACCAGAGTACAACCAATATGATATTATACTTGGAAGTTTAGACAAAATTAACATAAGAACTATTGCAGAAGCTAAAAGAAATAAAGCTAAAAGACTCGGATTAGATGCATTTAATCAAGCCAGGTTATCCGGTGATAAGAAAGTTAAACTAATAGATTGTATTCCAGATTATAAAATTATTGATAAAAAAGATATTATTATAAGAATAATGACTTACGATCATATTCCGTTGTCTCCAAATCGTAAAAAAACTACAAAAACAATAGCCGATCGGCACGAAAAAGTAAACTTCCCACCTTTTCAACATTGGAAATTCGACGATAACGAAAATCTAATTTGTGTTGGAAAGAGCCATTGGAAAGGCTCTTTAGAAAGTGGAAAATTTAGTAGAGATCATGGCAGAGTTACAGAAAATCTAGGAAGAATGTATATCAAATTAAGTGAGAGATACGCACAACGCAGTAACTGGAGAGGGTATACTTATGTTGATGAAATGCGAGGGCAAGCTATTTTACAACTAAGCCAAATCGGATTACAATTTAATGAGATGCTGAGTGAAAATCCATTTGCTTACTATACTGCTGCTGTAACAAATTCATTTACTCGTGTACTTAATTTAGAAAAAAAGAGCCAGAATATCAGAGACGATTTACTTGAAGTTAACGGATTAACTCCGAGTTTAACTAGACAATCTCGAGATGAATTCGCGGAAGAAGTTGCAAAACAGGCAGAAATTTATAAAAATACTCGTATGCCTAAAAGTAATGAAAGTGATTTTGCTTCTGAGGATGAAGAAGATTGATTTATTCTCTAAAATTAGTTAAAATTATCTTAGGAGAATAATATGCCATTGTTTAAAAAGGTAGCGGCCTTTACAGATTTACATGTCGGGTTAAAAGGCAACAGTTTAACTCATTTACAAGATTGCGAAGAATTTGTAGATTGGTTTATTAAAACAGCTAAGGATGCCGGGTGTGATACCGGCATCTTTCTCGGCGACTGGCATCATCAGAGAAATTCAATTAATCTTGTTACACTCGATACCAGTGTTCGCCTTTTAGAAAAACTCGGAAAAGCCTTTGACCAATTTATTTGGTTTCCCGGAAATCATGATTTATTTTTTAGAGATAAACGTGATGTACACAGTTCTTCATTCGGACGCCATATTCCCGGAGTTACCGTAGTAGATTCTGTTACTACTATCGATGATGTAACTCTAATTCCATGGCTAGTTAAAGAAGAATGGAAGGCAATTTCAAAGGCTAAAAGTAGATATATCTTCGGTCATCTTGAATTACCTACATTTATGATGAATGCTATGGTTGCAGCACCAGACCACGGATTATTACAGCCTACTCATTTCCGTAATCAGGAATTAGTGTTTAGCGGACACTTTCATAAACGTCAAAACCAAGGAAAGATCTGGTATATTGGTAATGCGTTTCCTCATGACTTTGCTGATTCGTGGGATGACGAAAGAGGAATGATGATTATGGAATGGGGAGGAGATCCTGAATTCCATGCGTGGGAAAATGCTCCTAAATATCGTTCGGTTAAACTTAGCCAGCTAATCGAAAATAAAGATGATATTTTAAAATCTAAGATGTATCTTAAAGTCACCGCTGACGTGGATTTAAACTACGAAGAAGCTATCTTTCTAAAGGAAAGTTTTATGGCTGAAGACAGTGTGAGAGAATTCAGTATGGTTAGAGACCGGGTTAGTTTAGAAGGTATTGAAGAAACCCCATCTGTATCTGCAATACAAAGTGTAGATCAGATCGTAACACAGGAATTACTTAATATTTCAAGCGAACAGTTTAGTTCAGCAACACTATTGGATATTTGGCAACGTCTATGACAAACATCGAACTCGAAAGTATGACACTCAAAAATTTTATGAGTGTCGGTAATCAAACACAATCTATAAATTTTAAAAATGACAATTTGACTTTAGTTTTAGGTACAAATCTCGATCTCGGCGGCGAGGATACTGGTAGTCGAAATGGAACAGGAAAGACTACTATGATTAATGGTTTGAGTTACCTTTTTTATGGCGAGGCATTATCTCGAATTAAGAAAGAAAACTTAATTAACAAAACTAACGGTAAGAATTTGCTAATAACCGGGTCTTTTAGAATTAACGGTATTCTCCACAGAATTGAACGTGGGCGAAAGCCAACATTTCTTAAACTCTATATCAATGATACAGAACATATCGGCCAGGATAATGAAGAATCTCAAGGCGATAGCAGAGAAACACAGAAATATATAGAAAGTCTTATTGGCATGAGTCATACTATGTTTAAACATATTGTGGCACTTAATACCTATACCGAACCTTTTCTTAGCTTGAAAGCTGCCGATCAGCGCGAGGTTATTGAAGAACTTATCGGCAGCACAATGTTAAGTACTAAGGCAGAATCATTGCGATTAATGATTAAAGAAACTAAAGATGCAGTCGCTGCCGAACAAATAAAAATCGATAGTATTAAAAATGCCAATGAAGGTATACAACGTAGTATTAATTCCTTAATTACAAAACGCGATACATGGAACAAAAAGCAAGAAAAAGACCTTGAAGACTATGCTTTAGCAATTACCGGGTTAGAAGCGGTCGATATCGTATCTGAGCTCGAATTGCACAAAACCTTAAAAGTTTGGCGAGATAATAATACTCAATTACAAAATTTAAAAAAGCAAAAAGCTAGTGCAGATGCTTCATTAGTACAGGCTGACAGAAATGTCAAAAGATATACTACAGAATTAGAAAAACTAGCAGATAATAAATGCCCACAATGCGAACAAGATCTACATACCGATACACATGCTAATTTGCTCGACAATGCAGAGAAAAATTTATCCGATGCAGTTGAATATTACAACACTGTAAAGAATAATATTGATGATTTATTCAATCAAATTAATAATATCGGTGATATCGGTGTATGCCCTACAACTTTTTATTCAACTGAAGCAGAAGCGTTAGGACATCAAAATCAATTAAAGAATCTCGAACAAGCATTGATCGATTGTAGTACACAGGTTAATCCTTATACGGATCAGATTGAGGAGTTAGAAAAAACTGCCTTGCAAACTATATCTTGGGATAAGATTAATGAGTTAACAAAATTAAAAGAGCATCAAGACTTTTTACTTAAACTATTAACTAACAAAGACAGTTTTATTCGTAAAAAGATCATCGATCAAAATCTTGCACATCTAAATCATAGACTTAGTTACTATTTGGATAAGCTAAAACTTCCGCATCTAGTTAAATTTAAAAATGATTTAGAAGTAGAGATTACAGATTTTGGTAAAGACTTAGACTTTGACAATCTTTCTAGAGGTGAACGCAATAGACTTATCTTAAGTATGAGCTTTGCTTTTAGAGATGTTTGGGAAAGTTTATACCAAAGTGTTAACTTGTTGTTTGTTGACGAGTTAATGGACTCGGGAATGGACTCTGCCGGAGTCGAAGCAGGATTACGATTATTAAAACAAATGGCTCGTGAAGGTGGTAAAAACATTTACTTAATTTCTCATAAAGATGAATTAGTCAGTAGAGTTGACAGTATTTTGAGAGTAGTTAAAGAAAATGGGTTTACTTCTTACTCAAATTCAGCCGAACCGGTGGGGTTAGTATGATAAACAAGTATATAGAATTACATATGAAATTTATTGATCTACTTGCAGAATATCATAATAATCATTTATATTTTATACAAAAACCGAATGCTTATACATTTAGATTAGTTGCAAAGACCACGAGAAAAATAAAAAGATTAACTCGTGAAATGAAACTTAATAATATAAAAGTTAATCATGAATTATTAGAAGAAAAAAGAAAGAAAATAGCAGAGAAAAAATTAAAAGGAGAAAAGAAAAATGAGCGATTCAACAGAACAGATGAAAGTAGTACTTGAAAATTATCTAGCCGAAAATACAAAATTTGTTGGCGGAAATTCAGCAGCGGGAACACGCGCTCGGAAGGCGTTGGCTGAATTGGGAAAACTTGTTAAAGCTCGCCGTAACGAGATTACAGCAGAAAAAAATGCAAGAAAGACTTCTAAGACTGCCTAACCTATGAAAATATTATTTCACACAGGACAGCTAAATTTTAGAGGAACTAGTGTTGCAATAAGAGATTATGCACATTATAACCAAGAAATTTTAGGCAACGAAAGTATTATTTCTTACAATGCCGATAGCGGCCCGGGATCTGACGGAGAAAATCTTCCTTATCTAATAGAAATGTTTTCAGAAGAATTTGAACTTAGACCTGTTGTGAAATATGAGTACGATGAAGTATGCAAGGATATCGACCTTGCATATTTCTTAAGAGGTGGGGACATTGCACCTCTTCCTACAATAACGAAAAGTGCAGTACATTCTGTATTTCCTAGAAAACCGGCGTATGGCGATAAATTTGCTTATATATCAGAATGGTTATCGAGATATATGTCAAATGGGGAGATACCTTGGGTTCCTCATATGATCAATCTTCCAGAAGCGAATGAGGATTATAGAGAACATTTTAATATTAGTAAAGATAAAATAATTATCGGAAGATACGGCGGTTATCATACATTTGATTTACCATTTGTTCATCAAGCAATAGTCGATGTATTGAACACTCGTAACGATATTGTGTTTTTAATGGTACATACTCAACGATTTTTTGAACATCCTAATATTATATATGTGGATCCGATTGTTGATTTGCAAACTAAATCAAACTTTATTAATACATGTGACGGGTTCTTGCATGCAAGAAGTCACGGTGAAAGTTTCGGGCTAGCTGTTGTAGAACCACTTTGGTTTAATAAACCTGTGTTATCATGGAATGGGGGGAATGATCGCCACCATATTGATTTATTAAATAACACCGATTTATTATACAGCGTAGAGGATATTAAAGATAAATTGCTTAATATCAAATCTTTTAAGAAAGATTATTATTCGATTGTGGAAAAATTTAATCCACAAACTGTAATGACAAAATTTAAAGATGTGTTTTTAACATAATGGAAAAAATCATAGATGAAAGTATTATTTCACAGTTATAATTTAAATCTCAGAGGAACAACTGTTGCTATTCGAGATTATGCAAGATATAATCAAGAAATTTTAGGCAACGAAAGTATTATTAGCTACAATTTATCTTATAGTAATGATAATCGGGGGCAAGCTCTTCCTCATGTCGACGGAGCTAATGATCCGGATATTGTTAAAGAATTTCAAAAAGAATTCGAAGTAAGACATATTTCAGGAAGTCATTTCGATCCTTCATTATTTGAACCATTATTACGTGATATAGATGTTGCATATTATATGAAAGTAGGATTTGTAGAACCACTTCCTAATCATCCAAGGAATTGCGTTCATTCAGTATTTGCATATGATGTCCCATTTGGTGATAGATTTGCTTATATTTCTGATTGGCTGTCTAATCATCTAACCAATGGAAAAGTACCGGCCGTTCCATATATTGTTAATCTGCCTCAACCAAATGGAGATTTTAGAGAAAAATTAGGAATTTCCAAAGATAAAATTGTATTTGGAAGATTAGGCGGATACTGGGATTTTGGCCATAACATCGAGTGGACCAGGACGGCTATCATAAACATGTTGAATAAGAGAGATGACATAGTATTTTTAATGGGTAATAGCTTTAAATGGTATGAACATCCGAATCTCATTTATCTCGACGGCTTTTCTGATTTACAAACTAAATCAAATTTTATAAACACATGCGACGCGATGATTCATTCGAGAGATAACGGGGAAAGTTTTGGATTAGCTATGTCAGAATTTTTATATTTTAATAAGCCGGTATTAGCATGGAGCGGTGGTAACGATCAGAATCATGTAGAATTTCTAAAAGGAACAGGATTACTTTACGATAATCAAGAAGATCTTGAAAGAAAAATATTAGACATTAAGTCATTTAATGGTGATTATTACAAAATTGTAGAGAGATTCAATCCGAAAGACGTTATGCAAAAATTTAAATCAGTATTTTTAGATTAATGTCCTGGTATTATGAAGGAAATTTGATAGAAAGCTTACCTGAAAATTGTATCGGGTTTGTTTATCTTATTACCAATACAATTTCTGGTCGTATGTACGTTGGAAAAAAATTGGCAAAATTTTCAAAAACCAAATATAAAACAGTAAAACTTAAGAATGGCAAAAAGAAACGTAAAAAAATCAAAGGCACGATAGAATCAGATTGGCAAACATACTATGGCTCCAGTGATGAACTATCAAAAGACGTAGAAAAATTAGGCAAAGAAAACTTTCGAAGAGAAATATTACATTACTGTACTAGTAAGGCACAAACATCATATCTCGAAGCAAAAGAACAATTTGACCGTCGCGTGTTAGAAACCAATGAATATTACAATGGTCATATACGTGTCAGAGTCCATGGCTCACATATAATCAAAAAATAGGCAAATACACAGTTAAGGCTAGCATCGGCCAACTTCGGATGCCCATGATAACCACACGAAAGTGATGGGGACGGAAATTCTCTGCGCTGTACAGAGTGTTCAACTACTATCCTTCACAGGACGATGATCGCGAATTGCTGCGGTTTAGTTGTTTAAAAAGAATTTAAAGGCACAAAGAAGGGAGAAAAACCCTACGTTATTACATAAGACTAACATTTGTGTAATAACCGCCGTCATATAAAGACGCTGCTCGAGGTACCGGATGACCGCCTCTGTAATGCAGTAATGTTAGTGGCTGTGATACTCAGATAATCTACAGTTTTTTTGCCCGGCAACGGGCAAAGAATGGCTGCTTTATCTAGATAATCATTTAAAAAAAGAAAATGCTTCGAGCTGATAAGCGAAGAGGCAGGTGAGCATAGCTCACCTTTAGTATAAATAAATCATATTAGTTAGAGATTTTATGAGAATAGAAAACATTTTATCATTGCAAGAGTTACGTGAAGCAGGAATTGATCCAAAGGCTTGGCTCAAACCTCAAAATCCTGATAATGTTAAAGTTACAACAACACCAGCTCAGCAAAATACCAAGGTAAATCCTACAGGCAATTACAATATCAATGTAGCACAACCTAATAATCCTAATGGAATCAATCCTGTTAATTGGCTTAAACCACAAAATCCTAATGCTGTAAAAATTAATCAAACAACACCTGCCCAAGCAAATCAAACAACACCTGCCC